CAAATGATGCCGACGCCGTCTTGCTTCTTTCCGAACCAGCCCATTAATTCTTCAGGCGTGGGTCGCTTCTTCTGGTAGGCCGTCCATGCTGGCAATCCGGGGCGTTTGGATCCGTCTGCTGCTACTGGAACCGCCGAGATTCCTGCAGCTGCAAATCGCAGCGCTGTTGTCAGAATCTCGTTGCTCATTCGTCGTCTGCTTCTTCTTCAGTGTAACGAGCGCGAAGGCTTGCCCTGCAAAGTCGCAGCGCTTCCTGGAATCCTTTTTCTTCTTGCTCGGAGCAGCATCTGCCATCGAGCTTCGCTTCTCGCTTCATAAATTGCAGAATCTCGATCTCGATGCCCTCGAGGACTTCGTTGATTGCCTTTTCCTGATCCGTCATTGTTCCCCCTTGTTTATCTTGCGTGCGTGTAATCGGACTCGAACCGATTCGCTTCCCCTACGGCCGCCTGGCCCACGCGCCTTCCTCAGATGAGCCCATCCGAGAATTTGTTTATGCCGGCTTTGCTCCGAGCTGCGCAAGCAACGCCATCACTTCTGGTGAAAGTGCATCGGCCGTTACCACTTGCTTTGCTTCGGTTGCAGCTGCTGGCGCTGCCGCAGGCTTCGCAGGGGCAGATGCAACGAAGGCGTTTGCCTTTGCTAAATCTGCCGGGTTGCTGGTTGCGTCGATCAGGATCCAGGGCGCTGACTTTCCTGGCTTTGCTGTTCCCTGTCCGATGCGTGCCAGAACCTTCTGGCCGACTTTGTTCTTCAGCGCGTTCTTGAGTGCAACGTTGAAGAATAGAAGCCCTTCGTGAATTTCCCCGGTGTCGAGGTTGGTCACGTTGACTTCGATTGCGTCGGTGTCGCCATGCACTGTGGTGATGCTGGCTTTGTATTCGGTTGGTTCAATGATCAGCAATTGGTTTGCTAGATCTGCGACCTTTGGCTGGTCGCCGCCTGTTGCAAGTTCCGAGAATGTCATTCTCGATCCCCCTCTGTCTTGGTGTTGCTTGGTTGTTGGTTTTCCAACTCTGTAGGCGGATTGCTTTCCGCGATTTCCTTTGCTATGTCCGAGATCGTCTTCTCGATCATGGAGTGGTATCTCCGTTGCATGCCTTCGCTAAGTCTGTACTGAAAGGCTGGAAGTATGGGCAGTAATTGCAAAGCCGATCGGGGCTTGCTGGTATCAATTGCCAAAGTTCCGGGCTGTTCTCGACGTCAACGGTTGCAAGCAGTCCGTAGACGGTGTCGAGTCTTGCCAGGGCTGCGATCGCAATCGATTCATCGTAATCGTGAAGTTCCACATGCATGTCGTCAAGGCTGCCGCTTGTCGGTAAATAAATCAGGGCGACTTGTTTAACCTCTGCGCCTTCTTGCGCTTTGCCGTAGCCGTAGAGCTGGACTTGCACGAGCTGTTGCTCTGTTGCTCCTTCTTTGCGTCGCTTCTCAAGGCCTGTGCTGCCTGTGGTCTTCCAGTCCATAACAATGCCGCGCCGCTTGTCGAATAAGTCCACTGTGCCGGTGAGATTGGCTCGAATGGTGACCTTCTGCTCGACTTCGAAGTCTTCAAGTTTGCCGAAGATTTCGGCCAGGTGCGCATGGATCGCTGTTCCGACTTGCGCTGCCCAGTTTCCGCCGCCGGGGATCTCGTTTGCTTTATCCCAGTCGAGGAGTTTGTAAGCGATGCGCCTGGTGCATGAATGGCCTATCTCGGATGGCCCGATGTAGACCTGCTTTGATCTCGGTGTCCATGTGCCGGCCTTCGTGATGATTGCTGCCAATTCATCGCCGAGTGCCTTGCCTGGTGCGTGCGGTGATACGAACATCTAGTCGTCGTCCTCTTCGTCGTCTTCGTAAGGTGCGAAGATGGAAGGCTCTTCGATGCCTGGGTTTGGGATAATTGTGGGAAGGCTCATGCGTCCTGCTCCACGATCGTAAATCGCCGGCTGATCGAAACTGTTTCCAGCGCGTCGATTACTTGCTCGGGAAGGATCTCCCTTGCTCGCTTTGTGTCGAAGCGCCGGCTTTCGACTTTCGTCCATCTGATCACCGGGCGGTTCTGGTACATCGCAAGTTCGGCATCGCCCATCGCCGCTTCAAGGTGCGAGCGTGCTACGTCTGCGATCTCCGTCCACTTCTTTGCTTCTGCCTGCGCTGCTTTGTATTGGCGCAACCATTGGCCTACTCCGTCGTCAAAATCAACGACGCCATGCTCGATTTCCATTGTCATGCTTTCCCCCTAATACCAGCCGTAGCCGGTCTTTGCTTTTTGTTTTTTCCAGTGTGTCCAAGCTGCGCAAGGGCCGCCTGATCCGTAGCGGCGTCCAATGTAAGCCAGAGCTGCGATCGTCTGGCTCACTTTGGATTCCGGGTGTCGCATTCCTAGATTGCGATATGTGCCGGCAAGGAGCTGCCCTACGCCCTTTGCGGAGCTTTCGGGGTTATTGACGGATTGCCACGCGCTCTCCTTGCCGATTAATTGCGCGAAGCATTTGTATTGCTGTGGCTGCAGCAATTCTCGGGCGAGCTCTTTGGGATCGATGTGTTGCATCGGTGTCCTCTGCTCGTAAATGACCGGCGGTGTTGCCGGGGCTGGTGTTAAGGCTGCCGCCGCGATCGTGCTGGTCACCGTTGAGATTCCAATGATGAAGATAAATCGGCGGATTGAATATTTCTGCTCTGGTTTGATTGGTCTTCTCGCTTTCTCGCCTTGTTTGCTTCAGTGAAGATCCGATAAACCTGGGTCACTCTGATGCCTACTTTTCTGGCGATTTCGTCTGTCGAGATTCCTTGATCGCGTAGCTTGATGATGCGCTTCTGGCGCTCCATCTTCTGATCGCGCTTCAAGTTCTGGCCCCTCTCGGTCGGCGTCTTGCCGCCCCAGATGCCATGTGGGATCTCTTCTTTGATGGCGTATGCCAAGCATTCCTTTCTTTCGATACAACCGCCGCATATTCTGCGAAGGTTTGGGAGGCGCTCTGCCTCTTCTGCTTTCCCTTCCGGGAAGAAATAATCGGGATCTCCAATTTCGACGCAGGCTGCATTTTCGAAGAGCTGCACAAATGGGAGATGTTGCGTCGTTCTAATCATGGCGCTGTACCCACTGCTCTAAATTCTCAACAACCCAGGCCTTCTCAATTCCGGCGTTGCGTCGTTTAATTATGACGTATGCCGGCGGCGTTTGCTCCAGTCCTCTGGCCTTTGCATAGTTTGCCGCTTCTGTCGTTGCTTCATCCCAGAACGCCGGGAGCGAGATGTTCTTTCGGTTCTTTAATTCCAGAATGTATGTCTTGCCTGCAACGATCGCGACGATGTCGCCTTCGTCTTTGCTGCCGGCTTTGGTCAATCGTTCAGCGATCGCTCCAACCGAACGCAGCCACTTCATTACATCTGTTTCGAAGAGTGCGCCTTTGCGTCCGTTTGGGTTTGCCATTTACTTTACGAGTTCCAATCGTGGGGCTGCTGGTTCTTTGATCGCTCTGACTGTGATCAGGATTTGTTCTGCCAATGTCAGGGCTTCGTCCTGGCTCATGTTTGCAATGAGTAAAGCTGTGGCATCTAGTTTGTCGCGATGTTTGGAATATCTATCGAAGCCTTCTTCTGTCTTCAGGTTTTCAATCTTTCCGTAATCGGCCAAGTCTGCGATGTAGTCCGGGTGTACTTCTCTGCCGGTTTCTTCTATCAAATCTAGAACGGCATCTCGTTCTTCTAAATAAATCGCCAGGCGTCCTTCGTTGCCATGTACTGAAAATAGAGCCTCGCGATATTTCATTTGCGGATCGCCTTTGCGATCTTCTGTTGCTTGCTTTCGTATTGCATCGCTGCTCGAATATCTTCTTCGAGTGGGTCGTTCTGCCATCGCAATAATAATGCGGTGATGATTCCGGTTGCTGCGATCCCTGCTCCGATGATGAGCTGTAGCTCCATCTGGTTCCCCCTGCTGTCTTGGGGCCTTGCGGCCATGTCGTTGCTAATTGTGGGGGCTGGCTCTGGATTTTCTGATCCGCCACGCCGCAGCCAGCCGTCACACGCTCAGTTTGCCGGGGCTGTGGATAAAACCCACAGGATTCAGGCGTGTTTCTGTATTGCTCTTCGTATGGACAAGCCCTAAGTTATGGGTGTGGGCAAGAGAGGAAATTCCTCAAGGCCTACGGGGGGTAATAAAATGCTAGTTCTTAATCTTCAAGATGTAATGATCGAAGCTGCTACCGAGCTCGCTATCTCTGGCGAGATTGATGTTCCTATTGATAATCAATGGGGCGGCGTCGATGTCTTCCTTCCTGGTGTTGTTGCACATCGCGGTCGCAATTTTTACAACGGTGTTCGCTTCGTTGAAGTCGACGGTTCTATCGTGATGTACAAGTTTCGCGCATCTCTTGTTTGTGCCGAAGTTACTTTCAAGGGCGAGATGGTTTCATCTTCTGTCCTCGTTGCGATTGCGAAGGAGTGGCTCTAATGACTTTGAACGATCTCATCGAGCAGCTGCAGGATCTTGTTGAAGAATTTCCGGAATTGGCCGAGGCCGATGTAATGGTCGCCACTCAGCCTTCCTATCCATTGACTGCCGTCATCGATTGCATCTCCCTGGTTGATTCGGAAGATGAAGACGAGGACGAAGATATCTCCGGCGGTTTGTCTACTGTCTGGATCGCGACTTCTGAAGTTGGTTCTTCTTCTTCGGTTTCTCCTTATGCTCCTTCTGCTGCATGGGAAGGTCGCTGATCATGGCAAGCAATATCATCAAGAATTTACCGATCGATATCGGTGATGTCTATGAATTAATCAAGGATGCAATCGCTGAAACCATCGAAGGCGTCGAGCTGTCTGGAATTGGCGACGATTGCAATTCTGACTTTGATATTGAAGATGTAAAGGTTGAATTCAAAGATGGTGAATTCCTGGCAACCATCGCCTTGCAAAGAACCGAGGGGAAATTCGTTTCTAATTTCGACATCGAAGAAGCCTTCATCTCAGCGATGTCTAATGAAAAGATGACGGTTGAAGTGGAGATCCAGGCATGAAAATCTCCAACACGAAGGTTGCTGGTCTTCCTGATTGCGATGCCTGCGATGGTCGCTGGCAGGCGCTCTATAAGCGCCAATATGAACATCCAAACGGCGAGCGCTATTGGATGAATATGTGTGTCTTCTGTCTTCCTAAACATTCAGAATTTGAGGTGAAATAAATGGGTGCAATGAAAGCAATTTATACGGATGTCTGCGATGCGATGTATACGTCGTCGCATAATCTGCTCGAAGCCGTCGAGTCTGGCGATTGCGAGCTAATGGAGGCGGTTATGGTGAATGTCCTTGCTGCCCTTCCTTCTTATCTTGAGGCGCTAAGGAGCACGAAGTGAAAATGGATCCGAAGTTTGTGCGTCGTCGTCGCGCAGTGGCGATCGTGATCGGCTTGCTCCTGCTTAGCCTGTTCACGTATGCCACTCGCGATCTCTGCTGGACTGGTTCTGGCTATGGCTCCTGCTCTGCAATGATTGACGAGGTGATCTCCGATGGCCGTTAAGAAGGCGCGTTCCGTCCGGGTGTCCGATTCCCTGTGGCAAGCGGTCAAAGATAAGGCGCAAGCCGATCAGAAATCCGTCAGCGAAGTCATCGTGGATGCTCTGAAAGCCTACGTGCGATGAGCTGGTGGCATCTAATCTCTGCGCCTTTGGCTGGCATTCTTGCTCTGGCTTATGGTCGTCGGATCTGGTTCTGGTTTGCTTTCGGTCTATTCTTTGGATTCTGGTCTTTATTGATCGTGCTTCTGCCCAGAAAGGAGTTGCGCGTTCCTAGTCTTCCCGGTTGGTTCCTTGTTTATTGGGGCAATCGGGTCATTGCGAAGGAGATGCGATCTATCCGGGATCCATCCGATCTCCTTTAGCGAGAAATACCCCCCACCGCCTGTTTCCTGGCTGTGGGGGGTATTTTCATGCTTTGAGTGCTCTGGCGATTCCTTCTTCGAGGCTGATCTTCGGTTCGTAAATCTGCAGCATCTTCGTGGGGTCGCCTACTCTGTATTCGACTCCGCTTGGTTTGCCTGGGTGCTTCTTTATCGGGGCCAGGTATCCCTGCGCCAACATGATCATCTCTGCGAGCTGGATGAATGAAGTCGGTCGCCCGGTGCAAAGGTTCAAGGTTTGGATATCGTTTGTGATCGCTTCGAAGGTAGCTGCAACAACGTCGTCGATGTGGATAAAGTCGCGCACTTGCTCGCCGGTTCCCCATACTTCGAATGGGTCGAGTTTGGCCTTGCCGCGTGCGATCAAAGATGGGAATGGGTAATCGAGCGCCTGGTCGCTGCCGTAGCCGCTAAATGGCCGCAGGATGTTGACCTTGATTCCTTCTGCCCTGGCGTATCTGGCTAAAGTTTCGCCGGTCAATTTCGCCCATCCGTAGCTCAAGTCTGGAGTTCGAATGTGGTCGAGATTGATGTCGCCTTCTCGAAGTCGTTGCTGGTAGGCGGCTCTCTGCAAATAAATCGGGTAGGCCGCCGAGCTGCTGTAATAGACGAGGTGCTTTGGTTTGGTTCTTACGGCCCACTGGAACATGTCGCTGTCGATCGCGAGGTCGCTGGCAACGGCCAAAGGGTTCCCCTCGATCGTGGCCCTGCCCCCGACGATCGCGGCGAGGTGAATAACGACGTCGAATCTGGTGTCGTCCTTCTTGAAGAAATCCCTGCAATCGATGCCGTTTGCGATGTCGATTCCGGTGATGTCATGGCCTTTGTCGTCTAGTGCTCTGTGGAAGGCGCGGCCAACGAAGCCGGCATCTCCTGTTATAAGAATCTTCATATGAGCCATTCTGCCAGGTATTTGTCGCTTCCTGATTCGGCCTTTGCCATCGTCTGGTCAATGCTGAAGACGAAGCGGTCGTCTGCTTCCAAAGCCGCCCCTATGTGGTGCAAGGTTGCCTTCTTGTCGATCGGGAATGGCCGGCGTCTGCTCTTTCCTTCTGTGGGGGTTTGGTAATGCTCATCGTGGATCAGGGTTGCGCCCTTGATCAACGGCCAAATGTGGGCCGCTAGCCAGTCCTGGTCTTGCGTGTAGTAATTCTGGGCTTCTGGTGGTATGAAATATGGAATGGCCCGGGTTCGAGCTGCAAACATGCCGGCGCTGATCTGGTAATTGTGGCCTGTGGGGTGGTCTTTCATAACGTGGAAATCGAGGCCGCTTGCCAGAAACTCTTCGTGTGCGATCCGTTCTCTGTGCGTCAGCCTGGCGTCTGCATCGCGGCTGAGAACGATGTCGAATTCCTGGTCTGCCAAAGCCTGAAATCGCCAGAGTTTGGCTGTGTGGTCTTCTGGCCCTGGCTGGTCTACGAGCTGCACGTGGGGAAATAGGCGAAGGGTTTGTTTGATGGATTCCGGAACCGAGGCCCCGGTGTAGAAGCGCAGGGTGAATCCTTTGAAGTGCCTGGTTGCCAGAATTGCGTTCTTGATCGCGCCGATCGTGTATCGCTCTTCGCTGCCGTATAAAGAGTACGCGATGAGCTGCTTCATGGCCTTAGTTTGCGCTTTAGTAATTCGTAGGCTTCGCTCTGAATGTAGTTCTGGAAAGCGAGCGCGTCGAATGAATATATTTCGGTCGCGTTGACTTCCTTGTATCCCTCATCCCATTCCGCTTTGCCTGCAATTGGGTGCATGTGCTCAACGATAACGTGATCGAGATAAGTCAGCGCTCCTAAATCTTCGCCTAGTTTCTTCCAGAAGTTATCAAGATATAAATGCTTCATCTTTGGCGGAACCATGCCATCAAGCGCTTTGACGATGTCGCTGGTCATCGCGATCATGGTTGGAAGTCGTTCCTTCTGCAGCAAGTCGTTTCCGTAGGCCATTGACGGTCGCTTCTGCATCGCCTGGATAAGAAGTGAATCCCACCCGGCTGTGCGTGGGCGGTGGTCGTCGCCTAAGAAGGCGAAGTATTTATATTCGCCCTTCTTTACGATCGCGCTCGCTGCCCTGTTTATTGGGTAAGCCATGCCCCGGGTTTCGTTCTCGATCGTCATGCACTTGTCTGCGCCTACTTCGTATTCGTAGGCATCGTGTTCTGGATCGTTTGCGTCAATAACGAAGAGAATGTCTGAATGTGTGGAAAGTCGGTCGTGCTCTGCCAATAGTTCGACTGCGTTGCGTGGGCGTCCTCTAGTTGGTACGAGAATAATCATTTCGTTCATTGGTTGGTCGCAATCTCGCCGGCGATGCTGGCGTATGCAGCCAGATCGATGAAGGAATCTTCTGTTTCTGTTTGCATCAAACGTGCGATTTTAACTAGCGCCATGCATATCGCCACTTGCTGTGGGGTTATTTCGTGCTCGAGATATGTCGTCCATAAGTCTGCAATTCGGCAGTGGTTGGTTCTTGGATCGCCGTATGTTTGCTGGCGGTCTTTGGCTGTGAGTCGAGCTGCTTCTTGAAGAATATCCCCCCGATTCATCGACTACTTTGCTCCGCGTCCGAATTCGGTTGCTCTTGGATCGATGGCCTTTAAGAGTGGGCCAGCGACTGCTGCGATTCCTGCTGCAAGATATTCCTTGAGTGGGCGGTTCGGATCTGCCATATAAAGTGCTGCGACTGCTGCTGCTCCTGCTCGCAGGTAGGTCATTGCAATTGCTTCGAGCTGCTTCTTATCCATTTGCGATCTCCTTAAATTTAGGGCGTCCAAATCCTACGATAAAGACTGGAAGCGATGGGTTTACCTTGCCGCGATTCTTCTTCTTGAATGCTCGTATCTTCTGGCAAACTTCGCCGCCGTTGCGCTGGTCGCCCTTCTTATCCGGGCTGGTGTTGCCTTCGATGCAGGTGACTGTGCCGTTGCCGTTATTCGTGATCACGATTCCAACGTGTGAAATGCGATCGAGCGCATCTCCTGGGAAATCAAAGAAGACGATATCGCCTGGCTGTGGATCTGCTGATTCTGCAAGTGTCCAGGCGTTCTTGTCCATGAATGCTGTTGCTCCTGCTGGCGTGTATGTGCAGTTTGGAATCTTGACACCTGCTTGCTTTGCGCACCAGTTCACGAATGCTCCGCACCAGGGTTGGTTTGCCTTCTGGTATTTCGTTTGGTTATCTGCTGGCCCTTCGATGTAGCCGAGTTCTGCTTTGGCTACTTCGATAAACTTATCGAGTTGGTTCACTTGCT